ACTCATTACCTCAAAGATAAAGGGTCAGCACACACACACGCCCAGCCTCGCACCTCTTAACCCAAGCGCCACGGTCTTGCTATTAATCAACAGCCCTCATGTCATTGCGCATGTATAAGGTGACACAATGAAACAGGCTCGACCCCCAGCGGCACAAGGCGGAACAGGTGGGCGCGTGGGAACAGGCGAGAAAAGATGTAAGCCCTTGAAACTGCACACTTTTAGACCCCCCCACCCCCCAAGCCGCCGCACCTGCCACTATATAATGCTTTCCTGTACACAGCGGGGGGAATATCTAAGTGTTAACCGTGGTTAATCTATTGAACTATAGTTAATGTTGGTGTAGTATGTACGGATAGTTTAATGCAGGAGTTATTATGGGTGACAAAGCTTGGAAGCAACGGGAACGTGATGTAGCTAAATTTTTTGGGGGGGAGCGAACACCTCTATCTGGGGGTAACGGCAAGATCACAAGGGCTGACGTTATACACGACAAGCTATTTGTAGAGTGTAAGTTGCGCGTAAAACATACTGCCGTAACCTTATGGGACGATACGGCTAAGATAGCTAAGACTGAAGGCAAGATACCTGTAATAGCTTTATGCGAAAAGAACAGGGCTGGTTTTTGGGTAATGGTACACTCTAGCGATTTAGAATCTGTCCTGAATGACGGATAATTTAGCAAGGGCAGTAGAGATTGCTAAAGAATTAGAACGGCGCAAGTTAACTAACCGCATGGCTGATTATAAGCCTTATGCCTACCAAGTTAAGTTTCACAACACAGCGGGACAACAAAGATTGCTTATGGCGGGTAACCGTATTGGCAAGTCTTTCTGTGGCGCAATGGAAATGGCTTTTCATCTAACGGGTCTGTACCCTGATTGGTGGGAAGGTAAAAAATTCGTTCGCCCTATACGGGCGTGGGCAGGTGGAGCGTCAAACGAAACAACCCGTGATATTTGCCAACGCGAATTAGTAGGGCAACCTGACGATCCAACAGCTAGGGGAACAGGGTCTATACCTTTAAGTTTGATTGGCGAAACTGTGCGTAAGGCTGGCGTACCTAACGCGATGAACAGTCTTGTTATTAAACATGTAACGGGCGGATGGTCACGCCTTGCTTTTAAAGCTTACGAAATGGGCCGTGAAAAGTGGATGGGAGAAAGCGTTGACGTTGTATGGCTGGATGAAGAACCACCTAGTCCTATTTATACACAGTCATTAACTCGTACTGCCGACAAAGGCGGAATAGTTTATATGACGTTTACCCCAGAAAGCGGTATGACCGAAACAGTAGCGCAGTTTGTAAACAACTTACGCAAAGGACAGGCGCTTATACAGGCAGGTTGGGATGACGCGCCTCATATGACGGCAGAGGTTCGAGAACAAATACTTTCAGCATTGCCACCCCACGAAAGAAAAATGAGAGAAAGAGGTATCCCTCAACTTGGCTCTGGTCTTGTTTTTCCTATTGCTGAAGAAGACATTGTTTGCGACCCTATAGAAATTCCTAACCATTGGCCTAGACTATGTGGCATTGATTTTGGGTGGAATCACCCGACAGCGGCAGTTTGGGCGGCATGGGACAGAGATACAGATACCGCATACATTTATGACGCTTACGCTATGTCGCAAGAAAGTGTGCCAATACATGCGTCTGCAATAAAAGCTAGAGGACAGTGGATTTCCTGCATTTGGCCTATGGATGGAAGGCAAGCTGACAAAGGATCTGGAAAAAGCTTAACTGAGCAATACAGAATAGAAGGCGTTAATATGACGCACGATCATTTTAGCAATCCCCCGCCACAAGGAGCTAAAGAAGGAAGCGGAGGAAACAGCGTAGAATCAGGTATTCAGGACATGTTGACTCGTTTTCAAACGAATAGATTGAAAATTTTTAAGAATAATGGTAAACTGCTAGAAGAAATGAGAATGTACCACAGAAAGGACGGTAAAATTGTCCCTATAAATGACGATGTAATTTCCGCAATGCGTTATTGTGTGTTATCACTTCGTAAAGCTAGGGTTAAAAACTACCAACCTACACAGGTAACTTCTGATAGTGAATTTAACATGTTTTAAGGAGACACATAATGGGTGCAATAGTAAGAGCAGTTTCAAGGGTATTTAGTGGGCCAAAAGCCGCCCCCGCCCCCGTAGCGGTAACGCCTCAAACCACCGTTGCTAAAACAGCAAAAAGTACAAAATCGGCTGGCATGGGCGCTGGAAAAACAAAAAGCAGTTATGGAGGCGGCACTATTCTAGGGTCTGCCCAAGGTGACGAAACAGAAGCTAATACTAATAAAACAGTATTAGGTGGCGGCACAGCAAAACCTACTGAGTCAGTCAAAAAGAAAAAGCCTTTAAAAGAGACATCTGGTGGATCTTACTAAAAATGATCGAAGTTTTTTCACAAGGTACAGATAAAGGTAAGAAAGAAGCCTATTCGTGGTTGCGACCAAGAGCTTATTTAGGCCCGTACCACGATGACTTTTCTTACATTACCTTTAAGGAAGAAGAGAAAATTTTAGCTGTTCTTTTGTTTTCTGACTATGACGGGCATAATATTTTTGTCCATCTTGCTATAGAAGATCCGCGTGTTTGCCAAAGGCGATATATCAAATTAATGTTTGAGTATTGTTTTTTGCAAGCCAAATGCGAAAGAATGACAGCAACTTGTGTAAATGGGTATGAACGAAACGAAAAATTATTAGCCAAAACTGGATTCGTCAAAGAGGGTGTAATTAGAAGCATGATGAAAACTGCCAATGGTCATGTGGATGCCGCACTTTATGGTATGTTAAAGGGAGAATGTAGATGGGTATGAAATCATCACCTCAAATGCCACCGCCAGTAGACACGGCTATTACAGAAAAAACAGATAAAGCTGAAGCGGCATTGGAAAAAGAGAAAAAACGCCTACTTGATGGAAAGTCAAAAGGCATGGCTGGAACTATTTTAACAAGCGGTATGGGCGTAGAAGAAGAAGCTAATACAGGCACTTCATTGTTAGGAGGCACGTTAGAGTAATGGCTGAATTTGATTATGTAAAAAAACGTGTTGCGGCTATGGCGGCAGACCGTGGTACTTGGGAAGACAATTGGCAAGAAATACTTGATTATGTCATGCCTAGAAAAGCTGACATTACCTTTACTCGCTCAAAAGGCGATAAAAGAACTGAGGTCTTGTATGACAGTACAGCGATTACTGCCAACACACTTTTAGCGGCTTCTTTGCAAGGCACTTTAACGTCACCTTCCTTACCTTGGTTTAGCATGAAAATGCGTAATCGTGATTTAAACGAAAGCCAAGACACTCAAGTTTGGTTAGAAGATTGCGGTAGGCGTATGTATGACGCCTTTAACGATAGCAACTTTAATACAGAAGTGCATGAAATGTATTTAGACTTAACGTCTATTGGTACAGGCGCTATTTTTGTAGAAGAAGACGCAAAAGGATTTATGGATGGCGGGTTGCACTTTAACACGCTTCATATTTCTGAGTATTACATTCAAGAAGACAATAAAGGCAAAGTAGATACTCTTTATCGAAAGTATAAATTATCAGCTAGGCAAGCAGTTCAAGAATTTGGTGAAAACATGGTTGGGCCAAAGATACTAGAAGCCGCCCGTGACAAGCCAGAAAAACAGTTTGTATTTATTCACGCAGTAGAGCCAACAAAGGACTATGAACGTGCCACAGGAAAACGATCCAAAACAAAACTTCCCATACATTCGTGTCATGTCTGCGAAGAAGACAAAATGGTTGTTCGCAGGGGTGGATACAACGAATTTCCGTACCTTGTCCCACGATGGAGTAAAGCAACTGGAGAAATTTTTGGAAGAAGCCCGTCATATAATGCCCTGCCAGACATTAGAACAATCAACAAAGCAGTAGAAATTGGTTTAAAAGCTTGGGCAAAAGCAATTGACCCACCTCTTTTAGTTACTGATGATGGAGTAGTAGGTAGGATTCGTACCACACCAGCGGGTATTACTGTAGTTAGACAGCAAGACAGCATTAGACCTTTGCCTATTGGCACTAACTGGCAAATTACAGACATGAAAGAAGGCCAATTAAGAACAGCTATTAGGCAAGCTTTCTATTCTGACCAGTTACAATTGGCTGATGGCCCTCAAATGACTGCAACAGAAGTGCAAGTTCGCTATGAATTGATGCAAAGACTATTAGGGCCAACACTAGGGCGTTTCCAATCTGAATTTTTGAACCCTTTGATTGAACGTGTATTTGGAATTATGTACAGGGCTGAAGCTTTGTTAAAAGAACCTGATACCGTAGAGGGTACGCAAATGGATATTGAGTATGTTGGGCCTTTAGCTAGGTCACAGCGTATGGAAGAAGGCGTGGCAATAGAGCGTTTGTACCAAATGCTAGGACAGGTTGCTCAATTTGACCCCTCAGTAATGGATAATATTAACCATGATTCGGCAGTTCGTCTTAGAGCAGAACTATTGGGTGTTCCAAAATCCATCTTGCGCGATGCAGACGAAATTGAAGAAGGCAGACAGGCTAGGGCGGCACAACAGCAAGCACAACAAGAAGCTGAAATGGCTCAACAACAAGCGGCGGCAACAAATCAGGAATCTCAAGCGGCACAGAATATGGCCGATCCAGCGGTTCAAGACATGATGCAACAGTCGGCTGAAGAAATGGGAATGGGTGACGCTAATGCCGTATAACCAAGACATTGACCAATTAAGAAACGATTACAGAGCAACGTTCTGTGACAGTGACGAAGGGGCGAGGGTCTTGCAAGATTTGCTTAACGCTTATTATAGCCGTAGCAGTTTTGATCCCGACCCTTATAAGACCGCCTTTCACGAAGGCGAAAGATCAGTAATCATTAGGCTGATTAATCTAATGAAGGAAACCAAGGAGTAAACATGTCAGAAGAAATGACCACACCAGAACAGGTAACCCCAACAGAATCATCAACACTTAT